ATAAACACAACGTCTGATAATTTCTTTAAGAGAGCTGCATTTACAGCAAACTTAAAAAGAGAACTTAACAAAATGGCTACACAAGCTAGTAAATTAAGTCCAGAGGAATACGCAACTAGATTTGGTAAAAAGTTTAATGTAGACGATTTTAATCTTGTTAATATAATAAAAGATGGTAGATTTAAAGATGTATTTGGACAATCAAAGCAAGGATTAGACGCATTACAAAAAGCTACAGAAGACACATTATATTATACATATCAGAGATCACCTGACAATGCTCTAGCAAAAGGATTTATAAACTTTGTGCATGCCATACCTTTCTTTGGAACATCTTTTGCTCCATTTCCAAGGTTCATGGTAAACGCCATGCGTTTTACATATGAACACTCACCTGTATTTTTAATGTTTAATAAAAATGCTCAAAAACAAATGGCAGCACTTGTTAATAAATCAGCTAGAGAACAAGTTGACGGATATGAGGAGTTAGCAAAAGGATTGCTTGGAACTGCGGCAGTTGTTGGAGCTACAACATTTAGAATGTCACCATACGCAGGTGAAAACTGGTACGAGAGTAAAACACCAGATGGAAGAACTGTTGATTTAAGACCATTCTTTCCACTAGCACCTTACTTGTTTTTTGGAGACTTGATAGCAAGAACAATGAAAGGTGAGCCAATAACAGAAGAAACCTATGGTAAAACATTTAGAGATACCATTCAGACTGTTACAGGTATGCAGATGTTTAAAACAGGATTTGGTTTGTACGCAGCTGAAAAAGGTTTAGCAGATATAGCAGAGGGAGACTTTGAAGGAGCTAAAGCATTTGCAGGTAATTTAGTCGCAAACTTAATAGAAACATTTACGATACCTGCTACAATACCTCAAGATGTACTAAATAGTTTTATAGGAGATGACAACGCAAGAGTTATAAAAGATACAAACAGCAGAGATTTTGTGTCACTTCTTGTAAACAAAGGTATGCGTAGATTACCTTACAATGAAGCCATGTATGATTTTATGGAAGAGTATGGTCCTGAAACATATGAAAGACCCATACCTCTCACATCACCTTTTAAAACAGGAAAAATAAGACGAGAGTCACCTATATCAAGACAGGTATATGGTGCTTTGTTTAGAGAGAAAAAGAACTTAGTTGAAGCTGAGTTTATAAGATTAAAAATATCTCCAAATAAGTTTGTAAAGAGAACAAGAGATCCTAAATTAAATACAATACAAAATCTTTTAGCTGCAGAGTTTGGTGTTGAGATGCTAGAAAAATTAATTACAAGTGAAGGTTATCAAAACGCAACTGCATTTACTTCAGAGGGTGGCACAGGCAAATATTTTTCAAAGTCAAAAATACAAAGAGGTTACATAAATGCTAAGATAGAGCAGTATAGAGATGTAAGAGATGCAATAATGAAAAGATTAAAAGGTGGCACTGAAACAGCAAACACCATAGCAAGGTCTAAATTTGAAAGACTTGATGATTTCTCAAAAGAATATGCACTTACAAAATATCATCAAATAATTGGAAGACCAGAAAACGATGATAGATACGATCACGAAATATTACTAAAACTAGGTAGAACATTTAAAAGTGCAGATGTTTTATTACCAGATCAGCCTGTTAATTAACCCTTAACAGGCAACTTACGTATCACCTCTTTTATCTCCTTCAGACTTTTCTCACACTCTCTTAGCCTGTACGTCATCTCTGTGAGAATTTCGAATATTGTCTTCGGATCTCTGTTTCTTCTGTCCATAAAATCCTTTGCTTCTTCTTCTAACCTCATGTATTCCTCTATCTAAGTTTTCGTAGTAGGCTCTATTGAACCCACGTTCCCATTCTCTGTGCAACATCGTGTCAGAGCCGTAAGGGTTGTGTAGCTTTCCATATGCAAAAGCATCGTAGCCTTTCATCCACTGTATCTTCAGTGGTGCATCATGTTTACCTAATCCTCTTTCCTTTCTAGATAAGTGTCTCATACTAAGCTCCTATGTCCACTATCTCACAACTGTCACCAGAACAGGCAAATGTCTGTGAAGAATTAGTGTTATCTTCTTTTTCATAATCAATAAATTTATTCCAATCAATATGTCCGAACTTACTGCTAAAATCATTGTATACAGCTTCTGTACAATCTTGATAGGGTGCTTGCTGATAAGTATGATCGGAGTGTGGTAAAAAAGACACACCAGACATTTCGTCAAAGTGTTTAAAGACAAACGCACCTACTTCCATCCATTCATCATCTCGCACAGATATTGTAACAGAAGGCTTATGCTCACACCAATGTCGCTGATAGAGAAGCCACATCTCTAGCTGTTCTATGGCTGTCATATCATTTCTCATAACAGAGTTCTTGGGTGACTTCATCGGAAAGCTAAAAACTGTCTGTGTATCTGGCTTCATAAAGTCTGCTTCACTTGGTATGCCACTATCTACCATGAAGTTAGTGAGAGGATCTTTATTATCACCCCTAACGGTACGAATATAATAACTGCTATGACGAGGGTGGATACCACTGCTTGAGTCAACAAGCTGTGATACTGTCCCACTTGGTTTGACACAGGTGATGGCTGTGCTTTGGGGGATACCAAAGATGGCTGACCATTCTTTGTTTGTTTCAACTGCGATTTCTCTGAGTGCTTCAAGGGTTTTTTCAAGTCCATGTTTCTTTCCATTAGTTAGTGGGTTATCCATGATACCTGTTAAACTGACACCTAACAATCTCTCTTCTTCCGTATTTTTATTCCAAATCTTACGTAGGTAAGGAAACTTTGTAAGTGTAGCTTGTGCTGTGCCAAGTATGGTAGCAAGCATAACCTTTCTCTTCAAATCGTCAAACTTATCTTTCTCACGAATAACTACTTCGGTCAGATTGCAGAATTGATAAGGACGTAATATTATTTCACTGCAGGGATTACAGCCAAAGTCATAATTAGGATCTCGCCTACCATACTTTGATGCTTGATCTTTTGCAGATAATCTATTAAATATTCCACGTTCACCAGACTTTGATTCCACAAGAGATGTCCATTCACGTAAAAATGTTTCACCGTCTGGTTTTTCTGTATAAACAACAGAGTTATTTGACAGAGCCATTTGTGGTGCTGTCTCCCACCATTTGCCAGACTTGGCATGTCTCATGCGTCCATCTGATAGATTAGACAAACTAATCATAGCAGAACGTCTAACACCACCAGAGACTACAACTTCCCCAACCTTGCACATAAGATTGTGACAATCATAACTAGACAGCTTACGACCTGCATTTTGTCTAAATAAAGCTACAGTAAAATTAAATAGATCAATGAGAGGTGCAGGACCACTAGCTCTACCACCAAACACTTTTAATCTAGCACCTGCAGGTCTTACCTTTGACATGTCCCATATAGGAACTTCTCCCATATATAGATGTCCTATAAGCTTGCGTAATGCTTTTGCCCATCCTTCTTTGCTATCTTGTACTTTTATTACAGTGTCAACATGATCTAAGCCTTGTGGTATCTCTGGTAGTTGACTTACATACTGTCTTTCTACAGAAAAGCCAACACCAGTGCCACACAAAAGAATATACATAGCTTCATCAAAAGCTTTTGGATCATCAACAGGAAGATAGCTACAGTTGTATCCTGCCGTATTGTCTCTTTCGAGAGCAGGTCCTGCTGTCATTAAGGCTCTCATAGACGGCATAACTTCTAGTTTCTTTATAGCTTCAAAAATTTGTTGTTTAGGCAAGTGACCTTTCACTTTCTCAGTGATATAGTCTACGTACCTTTGCACAGTTTCGTCCCATGTTTCCCTGCGTCCTTTGTCTTCTATCCATCTAGCGTATCTAGAAACTGCAATAAATTTTTGGTAATCATCCATAATTAATTCTCCGTTATAATTTTAATATTTTTTATTTTAAGTCCATCAATGTCGTGAATAAACTCTTCTACAGCTTCTTGTATCTCCTCACTAGGATCACCATCAGCAGGTATAGGATAATCTTCTTCATCCAAATCTAATGTTAGAAATATTTTAACAACCATTACTCAACTCTATACCAAAAGAAGTAAATAAATCTGGGGATGTAGTATCACCTTTTTTTACTTCTATTAATTTATTGAGATACCACTGTGCTTTCTCTAAATCCTGCACACCATTCTTGTATCTGTATCTCCAAAGATACTTAATAATATTACCCTGTAGATAATACTCAAAGCCTTCGCCTGTAGCTGATTGAATAGCTTCAATACATTCTACACCATACTTGTTGTAATGTGGTGGACTATTTACCATATCTTTATTATTACAATCTACATTCCATTTTGCCATATTATGCACTCCCATCTGTTTTGTTGTTAAACTGAAGTTTTATTATATTACCTTCTCTTCCAAGTATCTTACCATTTTTTTTCTGTTCGTCAACATCTTTTTGTGCTATTTCCCAAAGTTTATCTCTAAAAATGTCATCTTCTTCTACTAAAACAGGAGTTGCCATTATCATGCGTACAAAATTCATAAGTGAAAAATAGTCTACATCATTTAAAGGATTAGTATCAAAAGCATCAATGGTTAGGTACAAATTACCTGTCCATTTGTTATTGTCAAGTTCTGGTGATACACGGATACTAATCTCTTCGTCTCTGTATCCTAAAAAGTTCAGTGGTTCTCTGGTCATATTTTTTTATTCCTAAATTGTATGAGAGTAGGATAAGTCTTTTTACCTCTTTTCTTTAGCCAAGTCTGTGGTATAACTCTAGTGCAATAAAGAAAGTCATTCTTATCACACCATTTACCATAAGAGGTCTTTGATCCTTTTCTCAGTTTATTGTTTTCGTTTTCAAAAACAAATCTAATGTCTAATTTAGGATGCTGTTTCTTTATTAAAAGATGTTTCCGTCTATCAGCTACAGTAAATCTGCCTTTAGTTTCTATTATAATACCATTTGGCAATACAAAGTCTGGTGTATAC